AAGAATAAATAAATAAATAAATAAATATTTTTTCTTTACTGAGAGTAGGCATTCTTGAAAAAGAAAGCGACACCAAAAAGTCGTTCGTCAAAGGTGCAGCCGCTTATGCAATCGGCGTTGCATAGCCGTAAGTACATAAAGACTAAAGCGGGAATGCGGCGTACCGCTCAGGGAACGCCTGCCGGTACTATGAACACGGTCGGAGCGCAGAGTTCTTCGGCTGTGTCGATGTCGCCGCTATTTTATGATTATCGGTATTCAACACCGGACAAGTTTTATTTTCCAAGAGACAGAGCGCAAGCAAATTCTATTTGGCGGGATATGTATCGCCGTGACCCGACATTAGCTATTGCAACGGATATGTATTCAGAGCTACCATGGTCTGGGTTTGATCTAGAGGGTATTGACGATGGATCTATTCGCAAAATTTATGAGGACATGTTTAACACACTTAATCTTGTGCCAAAGTTCTCCAGTTTTACGAAGGATTTTCTTATTACTGGGGAATTAATCCTACATAGTATTTTCAATAGCACAAAAGGCTATTGGGAGCGGGTTATTTCGCATAACCCGGATTATATAAGAGTACAGGGATTAGGTCTGGCTGTTGAGCAACCCTTATTGTGGCTAAAGCCTACACCTGAAATGCGTAGACTTACAACTTCTGCCGATCCAAGAGTACGTAAGTTTTTAGAAGTCCTCCCCCGGGAAATGATTACCTCTATTCGGATGAATAGGGAGCTGCCACTTGACGAACTTAATACAACCTATATACCAAGGTTGAATACGTCAAATGATCCGCGTGGAACTTCGATGTATACCCGGCTCTATCGTATTAATATGTACGAGGATTTTGTTATTAATTGCTCATTGGCCGTGTCGCAACGTAACGCGGCCCCAGTGAGGATATTCAAACTAGGTGACCCGGATGGTAAGTGGATGCCAACTGATGATGATAGAGACCAGTTTGCTAACCTATTATCCCTAGCTGAGACGGACCCGCTGTCTGTTATTATTACCCATCCTTTTGTCAATGTGGATTATGTCGGTGTCAGCGACAGAGCGATGCTTATTTCTAAAGAGTGGGATATTATCGAACGTATAAAGCTTTTGGCTCTAGGTGTTTCGAAAGCGTTCCTTACCGGGGAAACTTCCTTCGCCAGTGCCGTAGCGGGTCTGCAAGTATTAATGGAGCGATTAAACTCATTAAGATATCGTTTCGAAAAGGATTGGATGATACCGAAACTCTGTCAATCCGTAGCAAAGATGCACGAATTTTACGAGAGACCGAAAAGTAGTCTTGAACATAGAATACGTGTTCAGAAGCCTGAAAATTTGAAACCTATTGTGCCAAAGATTAAATGGTTTAAAGGTCTGGAGCCTACCCAGGATGCAAGTATTTTAGGAGTCTGGCAAACGCTGCACGATAAAGGTATACTCTCAGAGCGGACCTTTGCTTCAGGTGCCGGTTTGGATTTGGAGGTTGAGCGAAGGAATCATAAGGAAGAAATGGAATATAAGGAACTATTGGCTGAAGAATACAATCAAGCGCCACCTGAAGGTGTACCGGGTGAGGCTCCCGGGGCCGCCCCACCGCCGACACCGGAACTGCCGGGTGCGTCAAAGAGATTTTCGAAGAGAGGTAATCCAAAGTCAATTGCAGCTAAGGTAACTAAGTTTTTTGATATGCCGAAAGTAGAGTTTGTTAAACGATTAAAGGATACGGATTGTTCAAAATTACCGGAAGGCAATCGATGTTCGAATTTACTCACGGGATCTAATCCTAGTTATTCGGAATAAAGGAGGATGTTATGAAAAAACTATACACAGCGATTAATACACTCAGTTCAGAGGTTGCTGATGATTCTACTCTCACATTTACTGACATAGCAAAGGCTCATCAAGCAATGGATGAATTAACTAATGCAGAGATTAAATTTAAGTGTAAACTAATATTCCCAAATGAGAAAACATATGATAGTGCTGTTTTGGCACTACGTTTATCCGATTTAGAGGAATCCCATGTAGAAACGACTTACCGCCGTCTCCACGGGCAACCGAAGAAAGAGGATTAACCAATGTCTTTCATAAAAACAGGTGATGCACCGATAGCAGTAGTCTATTGTCCTTGTGGCGGTCAGATAGATCCTACTACAAAAAAGTGTACTAAATGCGGAAAATCTCCTGGAGAGGCTACTGTACCAACTGAACCAGCACAGAAAAATACTACTCATCCTGTGGGTGAATGAATCTATTGATATTAAACTATGTCCAGCTATTGTATTACTACAGAGTATGTGACTATCGCCAAAACTAGGCTGGCGTCGTATAGTATTCATCGTAAAGTTTCTGCGGGTAGCTAATCCTTTCAAAGCAAATCTGTTCAACAAACACTTTTTAATTATTTAAAAAACTAAACTCTATACTCTTCTATAGCAATTTCCTTAGAGGAGTAACTTTATGCCATTTTATTTAACTGCGTCAGCGCCTCTTTTGGGTGTTTATCAATCCAGCGGTAAGTTTACAAAATGTGCGGCACAACAAACGGATATACCCAAAGCGGATGATGAACAAGTAAAACGAGCCATTAATCTCATCTCAAAAGATGTGCTCAAGTCTATCGCTAAGGTTTATAACCTTTCTGATAATGTCAATAACTATATCTTTCCAATAACGAGAACAGTCACTGCAAATGTGCCTAATGGCAATGGTGACCGTTTTACGAGTGACGAGCTAACGCGCTTTTCATCGCAGCATCGTTGCCGCGTGTTTGAAACTTTCCGTAATGATCCACTCCACGTGGAACATGCCGCAGATGATCCTAAGACAGCTCGTGGCTTTCTGCCTGATGTTTATTATATGAACAAAGACGCCAAAGATATGCATGTATTAGCGGTAGCTGCTGTTGACGTTACCAAAGACTCACCCCTGGCTGAAGGTATTTTATCGGGTGATATCAACTCATTTTCGATGGGCTGTATATGCGAAGCCGTCAAATGTTCCTACAGCAAGTGTAAAAAACCCACGGCATATTCAGACGCAGAACTATGTGATCACCTAAAGTTTAGTAAAATGGCGAGTATCGAAGGCGAATTAATTTATGAGGATTGTATGGGTGTTGAGTTTCAAGAACTGTCTGTTGTAGGCACACCGGCAGATCCCACGGCAAGGACACAAGCAATCCTACAATTTACAGCACGAAAGCAAGCAAAGGTAATAAGTAAGTCTGCCAGACCGCTTATTACACAACTTTTACAGGATGAAGACCAAGAGATTACCGCACACTTTTTTAAACATAACATTGGGCATTTACCTGAGGCGATGGTGCGGTTGGCACATAAACTTTTTAGTGTTCCATAGGAACTTAACTATAACTTTTGGGCGAATGTCGGTTTTTTCTAACACTTTTTAATGTGCATAAAATCTCAGCACTAAACTTTCACTTATAAATTGGAGGTGCGGATATGGCAAAGCAAGTCACTCGTAAAGCAGCTATTGATAACATCAATAGCTTTATTCTGAAGAAGGCTCAAGAAGACGAGGAAATTCCGGAAGAGGGTGATGTTGAGGAAACGCCTGAAGATGTTGAGGGCGGCGAAGAGCCTGAGGACGAGGGGCTTGACGTAGAAGAGGAAGCACCTCCGGAGGGGTTAGAGGAGCGTGTTGAGGCGATTGAAGAGACCCAGGAAGTTATTGAAGAGGGTCTGGAAGAGCACAAAGAAATCCTTGAACAACTATTAGACGGCGATAGCGAGGGCGAAGAAACAATCTTCGAGGATTTTATGGAAGAGGAAAAAGGTGAGGGAGAAGAGGACGAAATATCCGGTGACGAAATGGGTCTTGAAGACGACTTTTTAACCGCTTCTGATAAGGAGGATGAACAAATGAGCCTGAGAGATCAACGTAGGGCTCGGCTGAAGAAAGCTGCCGCTGATACTGAAACATTAAATGATCAGTGGGAGTTGGAAAAAGATAAAAAGAAAAGATCTGGTCCGATTCAGCCGGAAGTACCTAAAGGTAATGTTCCTAAGCACGAGATGCCTGAGATTTTTAAGGTTAGCGATCTTAGTCTTGAGCAAACCAAGGACAAGAAGGCTTGGGTTGTTTTAGATAAGAACGACAAGCCTTTTTGCGTTTTACATAAGGGAAGTCTATCGGAGAAAGATTTCGCTTCCGAAGCGTTTGCTAAAAAAGTTATTTTGGATATGCACAAAATGGGCATTCGAAATGCTCTCAAGAAGTATCGCGCTGCCAAATATGTAAAGAAGACCGCCAGCGCAGCGCCGGTAAATCCAAAAATCGCTGCTGTTGCCAACAATGATTTCAAACGTCGTTTTGTTCGTGCTGTGCGGTTGGCGCTTACTGCGATGAATAAAAATTTAGTTAAGGAAATCCCACTCAAGGCGGCTTTGTACGAGATTCTTGCTGATTTAGAAGTACAGGATGCATCTCGAATTGTTGAAGCGGCCTTTGCTAGCGCCGGTGTCAAACATTTTGAGGCTGCTATTGCAAAAGCTGAAGACTATCTGGGAATGTCGGACGCTTCGTTTATCGAGTTGGAATCTCAAATCAATGATACTGAAGTTGCCGATATAGCCGCAAATGTTAACGAAACTCGTATTACTGCCAGTGCAGATGCCACTGAGTTACGCCGTCGGGCGCGTGAGAACTCAATGCCGTTCTCCTCTTCTACAGAGGAAGATCCGAACGACAAGATAGCCATGCTTGAGAGGGTATTGCCAAAGCCGAGGTTATCAAACATTGCGTCAATGTTTAAGGGAAGTTCGCGAGGTTAATTGTAACCAACGCTGGGCCACAATGAATTAAACGCCCGGCTTAAAGGAGAAGCACATGCTAAACAAAATGGGTGACGGTCATGCTTATCGTAGAGTGTCGTACACGGTAGATCCGGATGCCGAAATTAGCGCGGGTATGGTTGCCTTCCTGCGACAAGTTGGAACAGCGGTCTATGCCACCACGGCGGCGCTAGCGTCCTCCGGCGCTGTGCCGATTGGAACGTTCTGGAAAGATCATAACCTTGGTTATTACAGGGCGACGGTTGAATCCAAAACGTTTGATGCGAATGGCATTATTTATCTCACCAACGGGTCTCTGATTTCGACTGCAAAATTGCAGGTGGCGTCCACAGCGGGTTTTATCTACAGTCTGGGTAGTGATTACACGGTCTCGTTGGCTAACGGTACGGTTACACGTGTTGTTTTAGGTTCTATCACGGCGGGTGAGACTGTTATTGTTACGTACGAGTATTCCATCACTGCTGCCGCACTTGCTTACTATGGCGGGTCGAACTATGACCGAGCGCCGGATGATACTATCGGTAGTGGGCAGATTGTGGTCGTAGAGGGTTGGGCACACGTTTACACTGATCAGTTTGACGTGGCTCAGGTTTACACTCTGAATGACCCGCTGCGTTCTAATACCGAGAGCAAGTGGACTTCCGCAGCTACGGCGTACTCGATTTGCGGCCGTGTTATTGAGGTCCCGACCGTGAGCCATCCGTATCTGGGGATTAATCAAACATCAGTTCTAGTCTAAAAACTTACATATAGCCGTATACGGCAGGAGGGACCGCGATGAGACTTAATCCTTACACCGCTAAAAAGGTGGAATCGTATGATCGTAGGACGGGCGAGCCGTTCAACCCGAAGAACTTTGGTCCGGCGGGGCGATCCGGAACGCGCAGGGAAGCCGCTACCGAGAAGCTGTGGAACAACCAAGGTGAAGTTAACGCCAACAATACCCGTGAAGTGCTCGAAAAAGTGCAAGGTCTTCTTGCGGGTATGTCCGATGGTACGTATGATGTTGTCAACCGTAGTGCCGCAATGGACGAAGCGCAAAGTGATACCATTCTGCGTCAGGCGTTTTCCGATCCAACGACCGAGGGATTTAAACAGGTCGGTCAAGCCCTGTTGAATCCTATCAAGGAGGTCATTGATTACGAGGGCGTGATGCGTAAAACGTGGGCACCGCGCTCCGTCAAACAAGGTGAGGTTATTCGCTACGACAAAGATGTGTTTGTGGTCGCTCATGTCATCGGCGAAGACGGCATGACGCCTCAGAGCGTGGTTGAAGGTAAGTATGTTTACCCGCCTGAGTTCGAGGTTAGCGCGTATCCGTCTATCGAACTGAAGGATCAGTACAGAGCGCAATATGACATTCTGGCACGTGCACAGGATAAAGCGCGTCAAGGAATTGAGTACAAAGAAGATCTCGCTAGTATTAATTTACTACGCGCTGGCGGTAACATCAAGAACAACACCACATTCTTCGCTTCGCTGAACTTGGCTGCCATTGAGGCTATGCGTTATCAGATCGAGCGGCATCGATTGATTTGCGACAAGATGATTATCAATCGTGCTGAAGTGTCCGACATGATTAACACCATGACTCCGGCAGCGGTTGACCCGGTAACCCGGCGCGAGCTGATGATGGCCGGATTCTTGGGAACCATCCTGAACGTCATGTTCATCACGACCGCTGGTACGAATCCGTACAACTACGAGATTTTGGCCCCGGGTGAAGTTATTGCTGTAACTGCTCCTGAGTATCTTGGCGGTTTGGCAGTTCGTGTTGAGTTGATGTCTGAGCCGGTAACTGAGTTCCATGAGGGTCGTCCGCGACGCGGTTGGTACTGGTGGGAAATGATGGCGCTTGCGCTAATCGTTCCGGCAGGCGTTGCTTTAGGGCACAAGATCTAAAACGAAGTTTTTAATTTGGGTTTTGATAAACCCAGGAGGGAGAGCCGATGATTAAGAACCCGAAAATCGCTCAACGTCAATTGGACCTGGCTGCTGAAGAGTTGGACGAGCAAGGTCATCAAGACCTCGCGGATAAGGTTGATCTGTGTAGTGCGAAGTTGACTAAGGCTTCCGATGAGGAGCTGAAGGTTATCGCTTCCGTTTTGCGGAAGATCAACCGAGAGGTGGATAGCCGTAATGGTGCAACGACTCCCACATCTACGAGCCCTAACCGGTTAGCTATGGTGCGCCGTAAGGAAGCGCTGCGCCATCGCATGGCGGAG